CCCGGATCGCCTGGCAGTACTCGCCGATGGAGCCGAAGCGGTCCTCCGCGTCGGGATAGGCGCGCTCGAACTCGGCGCCGATGGCCATCTTGTTGTAGACCGTGCCGCGCCCGTGCGAGACGGCAGCGGTGCCGTTCAGGGTGAGCCGCGGCTTGCCCTCGCGGAAGTCCACGGTGGTGCCGAGCGCCACCGGGGACTTCCGGCCGGCGCCGTTGTCGCGGACCATGTCGAACAGGACCCTCTGCACCTGGTCCTTGATGTCCGTGGCCGTGTCGGGGTTCTTCTTGACGAAGTTCTCCGAGTACTGGGTGAAAAACTCCTTGGTGGCCGTCGGGTCGCCGAAGACTGCTTTCATCTGCGCGGCGTCGTTCAGCAGCGCCTGCAGCCCATCGGCGTCGGTGGGGATCTTGACCGGCATTACTTCACTCCATTCAGGCTGTTGTGCATGCTGCGGAACGCTTCCGCAAGGTCGTCGGGGTCGTAGTCGGGGTTGATGGCCTTCATGAGGGTTTGCAGCTTCGACTTCGCCGCTGCCTCATTGGTGAGGCCATCGGTTGCTGTCAGCCGGGACAGCCCGGCTTTCACGCCTGCCGCGTTCGGCGGGCTGCTCGGGGTGTACCTGTAGGGCAGCGCCCATGCGGCCTGGGTGGCCGGGTCGCCGTCGCGCTTGCCCGCGCAGATGGCGGCGTAGAACGCTGCCGGGTCGGCTGATGCGGCGCCGTTGTGCCATGCCTTCGACGCGTTCCACGGCGTGTTATCGACGGAGTCGCCGAAGCGGATCGCAGGCTCGGCTGCGGCTGCGATCGGCTCGGCCGGGTCCTGCGCCGGGGGGGTCACGGTGACGTTGTGCGCCTCGGCGAGTGCGGCCACGGCGGCCTGCGCGCTGGCTAGCTGCGCGGTGGCCTTCGCCATGTCTGCGGCGTGCTCGGCGGCCCGCAGGGTGCGCCCGGCCTGGGTGGCGTTCGTCAGGCCATCGGTGGCGGGCAGCCGTTCGAGTGCCGCGCGGACGCCTTCGACGTTCGCCGGCCCGCCGGGCTTGTACCTGTAGGGCAGCGCCCACGATGACTGGCTGCCGGGGTCGCCGCCGCGGGTGCCCGCGCAGATCCCCGCGTAGTAGGCCGCGGGGTCGCCCGAGAGTGCGGCGTTGTGCCATGCCTGCGCCGGGTTCCACGGCGAGTAGTCCAGATCCAGGTGGTCCTCGGCGGCGCTGGCGTGGCCGTGAGAGTGCGCGGCGTCGCCGTCGTGCGTATGGGAGTGATCGTGCGTGGTGTCGCCGCCCTGGCTGCCGTACGCGGGGTGCGGGTGGCTGTGGGTGCCGGACATCGAGCCGTGCGGCTGCGCGGCGTCACGGAGCGCCGACACGAGGAAGTTGGTTAGCTCGCTGGCGTCGTCCAGGTCCTCCCCGGCGTCCTGCCCGGAGTCGCTGCCAGAGCTCGAACCGGCCTTGAGCGGCTTCCCGGGGACTGGCTTTAGCTGGGTGCCGTCGGCTGCCCAGTGGGAATGGTCGGTGTCTCCCTCGGGCGTGGAGTCGTCGTCGCCGTCGCCGTCGGGATCCCACGCCACGGACTGGGTGCCGTCATCGGCGGTGGACACGTCGGCCGTGATGACGCCCGGGGCGGCGTTGGTGATGCCCGGGGCGGCGTGGTTGGTCACGCCGACGATGGAGTCAGCGAGTCCGGCGGCCACCGCGGCCTCGGCGGTGTACCACGTTTCGCTTTGCATGGCCGCGCGCCATTCGGCCTGCGGCTTCCCGGTGCGGGCGGCGTAAACGCTGGCGATGGTGTCGCTGGCGGCGTTCAGCTGCTCCACCATCCTGGTCAGTTCGGCGGCGTTCCCGGCGGCCATCGCGAACCCGTCGTGAATCATCAGCTTGGCCGTCGGCTCCATCAGCAGCCGCCCGGGTGCGGCGGCCATGGCGATCACCGAGCCGATGCTGGCCGCGAGCGCGTCGATGACGATGGTGGGGTTCCGCTTGCGGAGCGCGTTGTAGATCGCGATGCCGTCGAACACTTCCCCGCCGGGGGTGTTCAGGTGAACCTCAAGGTCGCCCTTGACCGCGTCCAGTTCTGCGATGAACGCGCCGGCGGACACGCCCCACATGCCGATCTCGTCATAGATATGCACCTGAGACGGGCCCGTGGCCTTCGCCTCGATGCGGAACCAGTCGGTCTTGCCGTCGGTGCGCTGCAAACCGAACACCGAACTGGCCGAAGGGAAGACTTTAGGCACTGCAAACCTCCATCGGTTCGGTGCGGAGCAGGTGCCGCAGCCGGGCGCCCATGTCCGGGCCGGCGGGGCCGAGCGCGCAGCGGCAGTGCGGATGGGCTTGCGGCCCGGTGTCGCCGGACGGGTATTCCTGGCCGATCGGGACCGGGCTTGCGGCGGCGTTGACGATGCACACCGGGCACGCGCTGCCGTCCTCGATGAGCCACGCCCCGGACTTGATCCCGCGCTTGGCGTAGAGCGCCTTAGCGCCCTTCGTGACTGCCCGGGTGATGAGGTCCACGGCGATGGACTTGGCCTTGCCCACGGCGCGCAGGGCGGTTCTGATGGCCGTCCCTAGCGCAGCGGCGGCCAGGCCCCCGGCGGCACCTGCCACTAGCTCGGCGCCGACAGTCGCGGTGAAAGCTGCGGCAGCAGTAGCAGCGGCAGCATCGGATGCGGCGGCAGCGGTTGCCAGCGCGGCTGCCACGCCGAGCGCCTCGGCCCGTTCCTGCGCGGCATCGGCGTCGCCTGGCTGCCAGGTGCCGGTGTCGGCTGCGGTGCCGTCGGCCATCGCGTCACCGGAGACAGCGCCGATGAGGAAGCCGTCGGTGATCAGTCCGGGCATCAGCGTCTCAACGGCGGCCAGCAGCGTGAAGCCCTGCGCGGTGAGCCATGTCACGGCAGCGGCGGCGTCCTGGTCGCCGTCCGGGTGCGCGGCCAGGTACGCGGCGGCCAGTTTCTGCGCCTGCGCCACGGTCACGGCAGCGGCCACGGCAGCGGCCAGGCCCTCGGCCCAGTGCCCGGCGGCCTTGATGTCCAGGTCCCAGCCCGGCCAGGTCTGCGCGGCTGCGGCCATCGGACGGCGGTGGCCGAGCACGGTAAGCGCCGATGCGTAGATGGTCGGCATCAGCCACCTGCCAGTGTCTTGTGGCCGTTGCTGGCGGTGGTGCGGTCCCAGTGTGCGCGGATGAGCGTGATCAGTTCGTTGTTCAGGTCGCCATCGGTGTCGCCGGGTGCGGCGTCCGGTGCGGCCGGCTTTCCCCCGGGTGCCGGTGCGCCTGGCGCTGCTGGCGCTGCCGGAACCCACCCGGGGGGTGCCACCGGCATCTGGGTGGCTTTCTCCACGACCTTCATGTCCGGCAGGCCGACTACTTCGAGCACGTCGGCGGGGTCGAACCCGGCGTCGATGAGGGTGTTCGCCGCCGTGGCCTTCGCTACTAGCTCGCCGTTGTCTTCCTCGCGGTTGTCCGGTGACGGGTCCTCATAGTCGAACTCGACATTGCCCGGCCCGAACATCGGCAGCAGCTTGCAGTTCAGGGTGTCCTTGCGCCGCTCAAGCCTCGGGATGGTCTGCCAGCTGACGAACACTTCCTCTGCCGTCTGCGCGTTCGCCCTGTTCACGTCGTCCGTGGTCCCGAGCATCGCCTTGTGCATCCGCCACGCTTCGCGCAGTTCATCGCGGTTTGTCTGCCGCAGGTTCGAGTACTCCATGTCCTTGTTCGTGGGGGCATCGCCCGCCCACGTGGCGCCGTTCTCAAGGACACCGACCCGGCCGGCGCGCGCTACGCCCTGATGCGACTCGCGCCACCGTGCGACCAGCTCATCGAACTCGCCCTCAGATAGCCGCTTGTCCACCTGGATGATGCCGCCGGGCGTGGCGCCGTTCTGGAACAGGTTCCGCTGGTACTCGGTGGCATACCGCTGCTGCTGGATGTTCGGCAGGATGCTGGCCACCGGCCCGGCGCCCCGGTACGGATCCAGCGGGTCCGGGAGCTTTTCCAGGATCACTTCATCGAGCTTGAGCGGCACCTGCTCGCCGTTAGGCCCGGTGTAAATCCAGCCGACCAGGTAATCGTCCGGGTCGGGTACGGGGTCCATGCGGTCTGGCCGGACGTACCACATGGACGTGGGGAACGTCGTTACCTCGCGCCCGAGCACCCAGAACGTCTCACCCGTCAGTTCCAGGTGCTGGTTGCTGCCCTCGCGGAACTCGAACCCGGTGTGAAAGTCGTTCGGCTTGCTCCACAACGCCAGCGCGGCATGCTGGACAACTTCGACGCGCTGGTCGCTTCCGTGATCAGCCGTGGAGTACCTGCGGCGGCCATCCTGCGGCTGTTTCTTGTAGAGATGCCACACGGGCGCCGCTGCGGCCTGCTGTAGCAGCGAGACGATCGAGAACACGGTGCCCGACTGGCCGTAGGCCCGCATGTAGGTGTCTTTGCTCGCCCGGCCGGCACCGAGGTCGAACATGGTGCTGCGGCGCTGGCCGTACGGGGACATGGGCACGGGCGGCCCGGTCTGGTTGCGCAGCCGCCGCAGCCCGCTTTTCACTAGCCCTCGTCCGCGATCATGTTCTCAACGACCACCAGCGAGACGCCGGTCACCAGCCAGCCCCAGCCGTGCCCGGCGTGGAACGCGGCGAAGTCGATACCTGCCACGCCGAGCACGGTCAGCGGGATATCCCAGAGCCGCGCAAGTGACGCCTTATGCGGCCGGGCGGCAATCTTCACGGCGGTCAGCAGCACGCCCAGGACGCCGCCAGCGCGCCGCAACGCGGGGCCGAGCCAGGGTGAACGGTGGTGCGTATGTGCCGGGACAGCCGAGAGTGCCAACGGTTCCCTCCGGGGACGGTAGAGACCTGACGGCAAGGCTATCTCACGCTCTGTATGAAAGTCATCAACAGAGCGTGACGAGATTTAGAGGGTATCTACAACGTGAGGTGCTGTTAGGTACTAGTGAGGTCAGCGGATCCAGCGCATGCGTGGCCGGCCAACGAGGTCGATCCCGGCGCATAGGTAGCGCATGCAGTCCATGCCGTGATCGTTTTCCTTGCGCGGCTGTTCCTTGCGCGTCTTGTCGTCCCACACGTACTCAAGGACTTCATCCTGGGTGCAGACCGGCCGCTTGGCCTCGGCCAGCGCGGCGTCACGCTCGACCAGCGCGTCGCGGCAGATGAACAGCCGCGGCTTCCCGTCGGCCTGGACCTTGAGCCGCGCCTTGACGGCCTCGATGCCTTCGAGCACGGACTTATGCGCCGCCGTGGTGGACAGCCCGAGCTTCGATTCCAGGGTCGCCCGGCCCTCGGCGTCGTGGTCGCATATCACGTCACGCGGGCGGGGTTCCCTGCCGTGCTGCGTGGTCGTGGCCGCGATGATCGCCCGCGCGTGGTCCTCCACCAGCACCTGCGTGCGGTAAATCTCGCGGTACAGATACAGGCGCCCATCGGGGTCCTCGGCCCACGCCTGCCACACGAACGGGTTAGTGAACCCGAAGTCCACCACCCACCACCGCGTCCACGAATCGGGCGGGTGACCGATCGGCTTATGCAGGTGGACGGCCGGGTCGAACGTGTCGAAGATCAGGCCCTCCGCTGCTGCCCACTTCCCGGCCCGCAGCCGTTCGTAGCGGACCCCGGTGAGCGCGTCGAGCCGTGCGATGTAGCTGCTGCCCTCGGGTGTCCATACGTCGGCCGTGGCGTCGTAGAGCCGGGGGTTGTCCTCATGCCGGCAGTAGATCAGGGTGGTGGCGCCGCGGTCACAGCGCTGTTTCAGCCAGTGATGCGGAGCGTCCGGGTTGCAGTCCGCCATGATCTGCTGGAACGACACCGCGCCGTTACGGAGCCGGGTGGTGATCGCTTCCCAGTCGTCCTCGGTTAGCTCGGTGGCTTCCTGCACGTACGCCACGTCGTATTCCGAGCTCATGATCCGGGTGGCCTTGTCCATGCCGCCGATGACGATCACGGACCCGTTGCCGTAGCGGTAGGACGCGGCTTCCTGCGCGCTGCCGCCGTAGTACCTCACCTCACCCGACGCCAGCGCTTCCTTCGCGACGTGCTCCCGGTAGGTCACCAGCGCCGTGGAGCCGAGGCTAACCGCGGTTTTCCGCAGGATGACACCGCGCATGCCGGGGTTCGAGAGAGCCATTGAG